CCTTTCAGTTTTTTCTTATATAGGTTGATAACAGCTTCTACCACTGCTTCTGGCGTATTAAGGTCTTTAAACAACTTATACATAGTACTAGGACCTGCTTTAGGTAACCCCTTATAACCATCCACTTGATCCCCCATAGCCATCTGCGCCATAATGCATTTTAATCCGGTAAAGTGGTAGTCCTTGTTAGGTAAAAGATCAAATACTCCAACGCCATCCACATATTCCATAACCCTCTGTTCAAAAGGAGGTAGCATACGGATAAAATAACTTCCCATTATTTGAGTTAAATCTTTATCCACAAACATGGCGCAACCTTGTTTACCTTTTCGTTCTGCATTATTAACTACCAAGGCATCCGCTTCGTAATGATCAGGAGCTTTCCGCATAAGGTCATACTCCATCAAAACTTCAGTAGCATAATCATGCATGGGAGGTTTAGGCTTTCGTACATACTCCCCTTTTTCATTTATGTCATAACGATTAAATTGATATTTATGTTCAAGGTCATCCAGATCTTTCGTTTTTCTACCACTGCCTGAGATATACCCTTTTATACTAAGATCTTCCCCGCCAAACTTTTTAGCGGTTTTGATCCAATCGTTCAGCATATCCTTTACAGTCTTTTCTACCTCATCCGCAGTTTTGGGTATTACGATGGTTTTACGTTCGTAGTCAGATTTCTCCCCCGTAAACGTACAATGCTCCTGTAAAAAATCATACCCTTTTTGTGCACTGTCAAAAACAGGGGACTCTGTGCATCCGTCGGCTACACCTTGTTCCGTAGGAACGTAAACATAGTTCAACTTTTCAAAAGATGCCTTATATGGGATCAGGTCTAGATCTAGGTAAAAATACTTAGGTTTATCCACAATTCCTCCTAAGAAGGGGTCTGAGAAAGACCCCTAATAAACAATTAGTTAAAGATTAACCTTCTTGCCAAGAATCATCGTCATCTTCGTCGCCGGAAGAGGCAGTTGTAGTCTTAGTAGCGGAGGGGGCGCTATCACCTTCATCTCCGTAATCCTCAAGGCCTTCGCTACCATCATCAGACTCTACTTCATCTTCGCCGTAATCCTCAAGACCCTCTGCGCCATCTTGGTACTGAGCCACATAAGGAATCAATTGTGTAACTTGAACAATAGTAGGCTCAAAAACGTGGTACTCTTCGGGAGTCCCCACTTTACCTTTTCTAAATTTGAGGGCAATATTACCTAGACTACCGTTCCCAATCATTACCTCATTATTAACTTCTAAACCGTTCTTATCTAGGCTTCTTACCGGAGCAAGTCCTTGTATGCCCTCAAATGGTGCATACCTTTCAATTTTCTCCCCTTTAATCGTAACATTAGTAAAGACACAGGAGGGTAAAACTTTAGGCCCCTTGACACCAACAACCTTAAACGGCGGTCTTGGATCTCCAAAAGCTATAATAGAACCATCTTTACCCTTCTTAGTTGCTCCCATTGCGTGTTGTGTAATCTGGATTCTACGATAAAATACTTCTCCATCTTCATCCTTGAATGCATATTTGTCCTCTAAACCATGACGTTTCAAGGTTTCGTCAATATTAATTTTGTATTGTTTCTCAATCATCTCTGGGGTAAGTTGGTTTTTAATCGCACCTGCATTCTCTACCGCTTTTACTTTAAAATATTTTTTAGCAAATTTTCTGTACTGATCCTTTGGGACAAGAGCGGTAACTTCGTACTTTTTCTCGTAAAAGTCATCTTGATCGGAACCTTTAGCCCCTTTAGGGTATGCAGGGTATTTAGCTTTAACGAAAAGTAAAAGCACATCTTTTAGGTATTCAATTACTGGCTTATTATCACTCATATCGGTATCCTTTTTAATTTAATGTACGTCTAAATAGTTCTTGCCAACTTTGGCAACACTTCTAAAATTGTTATCAATGCCGCATTTCTGGGCAGCTACTTCATAACACTCACTCATCAACTCTTTTACTTGAGCTACTGTGTATGGGTCATCCCTACACTCTGTTAAGATTTCATCATGCACATTCATTATAATAAAAGCATCCAAACCCCTCTTCTCTATTTGCTCACATAGGTAGATATACCCTAACTTTTGTATTACTGCTTCAGTTCCAATTGCAAGGGTATTGAGTAATTTATGCTCACTTCCGCAAAAGATATGGTAAAGTCCGTTTGCAACTGTAATATAACTACCAGGGTAAGCTGCACCGTATTTCCTTTTACGTGATAACCACTGTGGCATCACTTGTTCAATCACATCATCCAACCCTAGTTCAGATAAGAAGTGATTCTTTTGCGCGTTCGCTTCCTTGACGGTTTTACCTAACATTACCCCTAGTTTATTACCACCTACCCCGTAGAAGCACCCGTATTCAGGACCTTTCGCTTTTTTACGCTTCTTATTATAGCCTTTTACTAGTTTAGCGTCTTGTGTTTTGACTGCACGATCACGCTCTTCTTCCGTAGCTATATCAAAAAGTATAGCACATTCCGAATGAAGGTCAGTAAACACAAAGTTCCCATCTTCGTCTTCATGACAACCCTCTGTTACGATACGGATAAAGTATTCGTTACCAGCCATATCGCTTAAAATACGAGGGTGTGCACTTGGCATATCAGCCCCAATTAGCACCCGCCCTTTAGGCGCTTTGATAATTTTTCTTATCCATCTTCCGTATAAAGCGTCTTCTGAGGGAGCATTCACCCAGTTGTATTGCACTTGCCTCCCTGAGGTGGTGGCAAAGGTTTTAACTCCGCAAGTTACCCTACCATCCGGTCTGACACTATTAAGTATCCCTTTATCTTCATCCTCTTGGTTTTGTATAAAGTTCAGCCTGTGAGCTGCTGCGTTATACTTCTTGATTAAGGTCCCTAAACCCCCTTCTATCGGTTCCATACTCTTCTCACAAGTCTTTGGAGAAGTCGGTAATGGATCTCTAGCTTTATAACGGTACTCTAACTGTCTGCCTTTTACGGGCGTCTCAGGCCATAATAGAACTCCTGCTTCTTCTGCTCTTACTAATTGCTTTTGAGCATTCTTCTTAAAGTTCCACTCTAAAGGTTCCCAACCTAAGTCTATTAGCGTTTCCTTTACCTTTTGGTGTTGACTCATTTGGGAGTACTCGTAAGTAACTTTTGTAAAAGGCCCTGCTATCTTACGTTCTTCTAAATGCTCTTTACCAAAATGGTTCCAAGTGGCGTCGTTTATCTCTTCTCGTATCACCTCTTTATTAGGATACTTTACCGAGATTGGTTTAAGGTTTGGGTAATTTTCCTTATACCAGTCCCTTGCTTCCTTTAACTTTGTAAAACTGACTTCCTGGTCCACGTCGTCTACAACTACACGATAAAGTTTCCCTTTTTTAGAGTTCTTCCATTTTGTGGTAAAACTATAAACCGTTTTTATCGGGTACTCTTTAACGACCCCTTTTACCTCCTTTTCTTGATAACGTATTGGTGGTAGTTTACTAAAACCAAGTTTAGCGCAAGCATCATGTGAAGTCAACTTTGTTTTTGGCATTTTCACACAAGGTATCAACAAAGGTTCTAGTTTATTAGCTAATGCCCTTTTAAGTTGGATAAACCTTCTTACTGCATGCTTACAATGGGGTATATCTGGTAATGCTCCTTTCCGTTCTTGGTGTATAGAGACATAATATGCCATTTCATGTTCTATTGCAAGAGCTTCTGTGAAACTTATACCTCCACAAAGTTCAGCTATTTTTTCCTCTTCTTTAAGGAGTACATTATCTAACTTTAAATTAATCTCCACATCCTTAATACAACGGTTTAGTTTTAAGGCGTCAAACGTACTCCAGTCATTTATAACAGGTTTTCTTATACCAAGCCTAGCACCCCATACCTCTAAACCATGAACTCCTTTATACCCCTTTACAGGAGATCTGTCAAAGAGAAGTACACTGGAAACCAGGAAGGTATCCCGGATCTCATGTGTATGACGCCTCATCCTAAACCATGGATAAAACAGGTTTAAAGCGGGGGAGTCGTAACCCATAACGTTATGACAAATAAGTTTACGAGCATTATTTAGAAAGTGCACTCCGTCCTCAAAACTCCCATTTCTTTTTGGAATTACAAAAGGTTCTCCTTCCTCATCCACTCCTTGATAACCATCCATTTCAGGAAAATCGTGGAAAAGGAACCCTTCTAAAGTTTCTTTATCTATACCGTATATACACCAGAATCTAGTTAAGGGTTTTGGTACATTTATGAAACCGTTTGCCTCTACGTCGAAAACTATGGTACGTTCAGAGCTATCTATTAATGCCATGATTACTCTCCATAGTCAGCTAACTCTTCAAAACCATCTGGTTCCGGTTCGCGGTCTTCAGGAGGACGGCTATAAGGTTTCCCTTCATCATCCTCTTTAGGAGGTCTATCTAAAGGACCTTTCTCCAATAAACAGGTCTTAGGGTTGTACATCATAGAACCCGCGTATCCTGTTTCTGTACCTAGTGGTCTTGATTTCGTAATCTTTAAGAAGCTTAAATTGCTACCACCCTCTTCCCCTAATTTATCACGAAAGAATACAATGTTCGTTGTAGCGTTAAATAACGGGGATTTGGCGCCCCTTACATTTTCTTCATCAAGCTCCGCACCACGAGACACTTTAAGTTTACCGGCTACATCGTTGTTAACCTGGTGTGTTTGTATTAATAAAATATTTTTACTTTCTACAATAGCTAAGATTTTTGCGTTTAGTGACTCTACCTCATTAATATCTATACCGCTAGTCATTAATGTGTATGGGTCAAAAATTATGATCTTAGCCCCAGACATAATCATGTGATTAAAGTTTTTGATAATAGATTCTGGTGTAGATGCCCCAGAAGCCACGCTCCAGAGAACCCGATCTTCATCATCTTCTAAATCATAATCATCTGGTATAACATCAGGCTTCATTCGACAAAACTGATTAAAGGTTCTCCGGTACTCGTTAATTTTTTCAGGGTACTCCTTTACAATTTTTTGTATATCTACAAGCTCTCCTTGCACCATACACAGTATTTGTAGAAGGGCGTTTCCGTCACCCCCCTCCCGGTTAAATAAACCTATTTTATAAGGGGTTACTTTTAAAAGGTGTGTTAGTAACTGCCGGACTAATGTAGATTTACCCGCACTTGTACCAGCAACAATATTAACCAAACCTCCTAATTCTAAGTGTGTCATCTCAGAACATTTACCCATAAAACTTGGTAGAGGTATCCTGGCTTTGCTACAATCTTCTATCATAGATGAGAACATAGAACTCATGGTTACCACACCATTGGGGCTGTAAGGCGTTGCACTAAACAGTAAATCCCTAAAAGCAAACGCCCGTCCGTACGATAACGTTTCTTTAGAGTTAGTACCACTTTTTCCGTAAGCGTTACATTTACCAGTAGGTGCCTTCCTCCAAAAATCACAGGGATCTTTATACTTAACACCTTTATAGGTACACCTAACAAGGTGAACTTTACCGACAGGTAGTAAATCACAAAAATCTTGGGCAAATTTTTCCCCAGGTCCATCTTGATCAACCACTAAATACACTTTGTCAAAAGAATCCATATATTTAATAGCGATCGGACTTTTACGTAAGTGTTTTATCCCTTCTCCGCTTGGAAAACTTTCTACAGGGTAGTACTTTTGCCGATCTTCTTGGATAGCCATATTTAACATAAACTTAACCGCCATGGCATCCTCTTCCCCGCAAGTTAAGATTAACCGCTCTCCTCCTGCTGGGTATAACCACTGCCCAAAGAATGAGATTCCCTGTTTCCTATAACCTACACCTCCGTAGAAATTTTTAAGAACTCCGTTTAACTCAGGGTGTTTCTTAGTCTTTTTATGCCATGGTTTGAACCTGCCCCTTACCCGGTAACCTACATGATTTATTTCACCTAACTCATTTTCTAAGTAAGTTGGGTAATAAATTTTCTCTATCTTTTCCCCATCCTCTGCCAACTCCATTCTACAACCATAGTACTCGTATATAGAGGCAGGTAACCTTCTTTCTGGATTATTTACACAAATTAAATCGTCAGTAACATAATCCATCCTTCTAGCATCTTCAACTGGATCATACTCTTTAGGTTTAATTTTAGGGTCATAACTTTCTAAAGTGTCTGGATCAACATGTGACATAAAATGCCCACAGCCCGCACTAAAGCAAGTAGCTGAGAAGGTACCATCGTCATGTTTATATAAAGCAAATGCGTCAGAACTTTTACATTTAGGGCAACCTGTATGCTGAACAAAAGTACCCGACTTGCGGGTATCCTCCTCATCTCCCCAATCTACTGAATCTTCTCCCATAATCTCCTCCTAGAATAATGACGTGATTGTTTGATAACCTCTAACTGCAAAATAATAACTTAAAGACATCACTGGGTTAACTTTTGCGTATGCCATCCGTCTCAGGAACTCCTCATCGATTTGTTTTTGGGTTACACCTATATCAGAGAGTTCTTTACTAAATTGGCAAAGTATGTCATGTACTAGACTTGGGGCAGCTAATTGGGGTTTACTACACCAAATAATATCCTTTCCTGTGTTATTGTCATAAAACTCCGTATAAGCCTTTTCTACAATAGGTCCATCCCATACACCCCAAATTTTACCAAAAGTTTTAAACTTAGGTGTACAATAATCCCATGCGTATCCTTTTGTACAAACTATATCCAGACCCCCCGATAAGTACGAAAACTTTACCATAAGTTTTGAAGTCACATTAATTTCAATATCTTCAAAAGCCTTAACTGGTATTAAGGTGTTTATGCATAAATCCTGCTCTGTAACATCTTTGTAAATTTTACTCATAGCTCCCTCTTATAAGGTAAATCCAACATAAGACACTCAATATCCTGCATACTATTAAGAAACGTTTCGGTTATTACATTAGGGGTAGCGGAAGCATCACTATCTTGTAGTACATAGTGTCCATCAAAGTCTAACTTTTGGTTTTCTGACATATGGTGGTCTTCCATATCAGGGTCAAACCCATCCCTAAGAATCTCTATAACCACACCTCCGTGGTCATGGATCATTTCCACTTCTTCCGGGAATCTGACATCATCATAGATACTAAGTCCTGGTACAAGATTCCGCTCCAAGAGGAACTCTTCTTGTCGTACCCAAACATCCTTAGAAATATAACCCCGGCACGCTTCAGAACCAAACTCTTGCATCAAAGCTCTCGCGGTTATAAACCAGACACTTTGAAAAACTGTTTGGTTTAGATCCGATGAGTTAGGGTTAACTGAAACTCTGGGGTTTAAATAACGATGTTTATCCAGCCACCCAACCATATGCTTAGATGCCATGAGAATGGAATTTGTGGAAGCTATACTCGCTGGGATATGACGAGCTATAATAACAGCTAATTGTTCTACAGTGTGATTTTCCAAGGTATATTGTAACAAGAGATCCTTCTTCTTAGGATCTGTAAAAACAGAAGGGTCTCCATAAGGCCCCAGCCATTCAGCTAGAATATTTTTTAAAGTTGTAGCAAAGGACCGTTTAGAACAACCCCCTACTACCAAATCACTTTTAATTATATTATCTGCTAAAGTGGATTTACCTACGCCTTTTTTACCTCCCAATCCAAGTAACATAAACTCTCCTCCTAGAATTACTTGTTAAATTACAATAAGTATAACGATAATCAAAAATATAAACAATAAAGGACCTAACTCTTTACTCTCAGCTTCTGACCCATTTTCATTGTTCTCCGGTTTCTTTTTCACTTTAAACTCCTTAACCTCTTAGATATAACTCTGTATCAGTCCTTTATACATTAATCTAAGAGGTTTGTCAATACGATTTAAATATTAGTCCTTATCTAGCTGTATTTTACGAAGCATTTGAAGGCATTCTATAAGAGGCGCCTTAAACCTAATTTCCGAGAACTCGTCTTTTAACATTAACTCAATAATGGGTAGCGCGTAATTGGTCACAATATAAGCAAAATCGGTAAAATCCACCGTAACAGGACAATCTCTATAAGCAGAAATTAAGAAGTTTTTACTTACAAAGTGAGTTGGCTTATTAAACTCGTCATAATACCCCCAATCCTTTCTTCTAATATACTTATAAATGGCTTTTTCAAAAGATTCCTCTCTTTTATTACTACATAAACATTCTAGAGACTTATGAGTAATACTCACTGCAAGGTACAACACTTTAGCGGTACTGGCATTAAACTGTTCACATACCTCTTCATAGTCGTCCCTTAATCCTACTGAAACATATTCATCCATTTTAACCTACCTTCTGTAAAAGTATTTTATATCTAGTGTAGTCCACATTACTAAAATCTAAAGGTTCTGCTGTGTACTCTGTTACCTGTTGCTCAAAAAAGTTTTGATGTTTTGAAGCATTTAATGCGTATTCCATATACTCGATAGGGCAAGGTCCCACTCTACTAGGGTCAATATAACCTAACTGTGACAACCTCATGCGCCCTAACCATAGGTAAAACTCATTACAAGACTCCTTGGATAAGTGGGATGGAGTTCCCAACTTAAAAATCAAATTGGTTAGTTGGTTTTCTGCATGGATCATATCACGAATTAAAGCTTTAGTAAAGATTTTTAAATTATTCTTTTCACTAACAGTTAACTCTTTCATCACCTCTTTTACAATCTTACAGTTTCCTTCTACGTGTTTAGATTCATCTAGTAAAGACCAGGAGTTCACAGTATTGAATGCCATTAAGATACCATCTGATTTATAATTCAATAGCACGGTGAACGCCGCAAACAAACCAATACCTTCACTTAATAATATACTAACCAAGCACTTCGCGAAACCTAGTGGGGTAGATGGGTCTTCATTACAGGTCATCAAATCCACTTTATCTTGCATTTCCCGGTATTGGTCTACTATCCCCCATCTATCATCAGTAACACCTAACTCTTCCGCTAACATGGCGTAGGCCCTTTGATGAACCACCTCTTTGTGTGCAAAGGAAATTAGCATACTCAGCACTTCATTATTTTTAACGTAAGGTATTAATTTAGCATAACCGGAAGCAACTACCTTGTCAAGATCTGTAAACATGAAGGTTAAAGTGTCTATAATATTTTTGTTTTCTTCATGTGATGCAGTACTAGTCTTTAAACCACCTTCGGCTTTATATTGCTCCACATCCGCTCTTATACCTTTAACCTCATGTACATCCCAATACAAGGCTCCGTTTTGCTCTACCGCATATTGATGAGCCCAAGGATACTTAAAAGGTCTATAAGATTTACTTTCTTTAAAAATACTCATCCGTCACATCCTAAACAAGTTGATTCACTGAACAATCGTGGTGTATCTATATGATTTATTTTAGCGGTACCGATGGATTTACCCCCAGCACGTCCATTAGCGGAAGATCTATGGTAATACAAGGTTTTCAAACCTGATTGCCATGCATAAACAAGTATATCCACTAACATTTGAGGGTCTCCTTCTTTATAGTAAATATTTGTAGATTGACCTTGACATATATGAGGTGTACGTATAGACGCTAAGTTTATTACCCATAAGGGGTTAATTTCCCATGCAGTCTTATAGACTTCCTTATGGTGTTCACTAAGAAAATCTAACCCCTGTACCGAACCTTCTGAAGCGATAATAGATCTCCAAACTTCTGAGGTATCTTTACCATACTGTTTTAATACCTTCTTTAGATAAGGGTTCTTAAAAGGTTTGGCTCCTACTCTTCCCTCACTGAGGTATGCATTTGAACTGTAAGGGTCTATCCCAGGACTAACAGAGTTAAGTATATCAGAAGAGCTGACATTAGGTGCAACCGCCATTAATTGGGTGTGGTGCATCCCAGAGCCAGCACAATCGGGTGCCTCTCCTCTCTCTTTAGCTAATTGTTTAGATTCCTTTACCAATTCCTCTTTAATGGTCTTGTAAATCGTATGGGATAAACTAGATGCACTGTTTGGCCCTCCTGACTCAAAAGCAATATTTTTAGATTGAAGGTATGAGTGAAAGCCTAAAGTACCCATACCAATAGCATTTTCTTGCTTAGCTGAATGGATAGCAATATCTAATTCTGGAGGCGCAGTTAATTTAAACATTTCTAAAACATTAGTAACAAATCTAGCTCCAAGTCTGATAATGTTTCTATCACTTTCCTTAATTTCTTCCTCAATACTATCCCATTCCGCTAGATTGTAAGAGGATAATGCACAAACTGCTGCTCGGTCTTCTGTAGTCATTTGAAGTACCTCGGTGCATAAATTTGACTGAACTACTTTATAAGCCGGGTTTGTTATCCAAGGGTTTAAATTCCTGTTGCAATTATTAGGGAATTTTATAAAAGGTGCCCCAGTCCTGAACCGGATGTCACAGAGTTCATTCACCAAATCCCGGGCATCTACAAATTCCCCAGTAGGTCCATGTTTAGGGTCAATTAACTCGATTTTATCCCCGGCAAAATATGCATACATAACATAGTCTGGGATACATACTGCATGAAAGATATTAAAGCAAGAATTATGATCTGCCCTTAAAGGGTCCCTAGATCGAAGGAAATTTAATACCTCTGGGTGGTCTATATCTAAATAAACTGCCATAGACCCTTTACGAGTTTTACTTTGCCGGTATGCGTTTATATCGGCATCCATTCCTTTCACATGAGCCATCACCCCGGAGGACTTAGTATCTAAGCTCCTAATAGACATTTTCGTACCAACTCCGCCCCCCATCATACTACAACGGGCTATCATCTCTCGGGTCTTTACTAAAGATTCTGATGTATCTTCATTATTAAGCAAAAAACATGAGATAGACGTCGCTTTAAATTTTTTACCGGACCGTTTAAACCAAGCTTCCGCTTCAAAGTGTTGATCTGGTGTAAAACTTGGCCAGTTAACTACTTCTGAATTACTTAATGTTGGGG